GGCAAAAAAAGCGCAGACAAGATGCCCGCGCAAGGCAGCCACGGAAGAAACTAAGGAAGAATCAGACCGCGTGACGGTTATCTTTCACGAAACCAGCGGCCCCGACGGTGACGCTCCGGTGAAGCTGGCCCTTAACGGTGACGTAATGCGTGCCAAACGCGGTGAGCCTGTCAAGATCAAGCGCAAATTCCTCAAGGGATGCGTGGATAACGCAGTCATGACCGAATATATACGCGACGAGGAATCCGGGAAGATTCGTACTCGCAATGTGCCGCGTTTTCCGTACTCATTCGCGTAAGGGGGTTATATGGCTACGATTGTAGCACAAAGCTTGATAGACCGCGCAGCCACGATCCTTCAGGACACGACAAACACGCGCTGGCCTTCAAATGAACTGCTTGATTGGCTCAATGACGGGCAGCGTGAAGTGGTCATGTACAAACCTGACGCTTACCCGCGTGTGGATACGGTTGAGCTTGTTGAGGGAACCAGGCAGGCAATACCGTCTGGCGGTTTGCAGTTACTTGACGTGACGCGCAATAGCGACGGTATAGCGGTGCGTCTTATAGAGCGGCGCGTGCTGGATGAGCAACTACCTGAATGGCATCAATCTCCGCAGTCAGGAGAAGTGCGCCACTATCTATACGACGAGCGCGACCCCAAGACCTTCTGGGTGTATCCACCAAACGACGGGACCGGGAGCGTTGAGGTTCTTTATTCGGCAGCCCCGGAAGACGTGGCGGTAGAAGATACGATCCTGATAGACGATACATACGCAAACGCTTTGGTGGATTACATCCTGTACCGTGCATACATGAAAGACGCGGACTATGCGGCCAACGATCAGCGCGCCGCAAACCAGTACAACCGCTTTCTTTCTTCGCTCGGTGCCATGGATCAAAGGGAAACCGCAGACAATCCTCACGTCAGGCGCACGCGGCCTGTAGTTACAGGGGGTGAGTGATGCAGATTGACAGTCTTTTTACCCTGATTCGCCCTGAGGTGCCTCAGTGCCCGGACTTCGTTATCGAGCAGCACGCTGTACGCGCGATACGTACCCTATGTGAACGCTCCCGCGTTTGGCGCGAGTGGCAAGGCGAATACCTGGATGAAGGGATTGAGGAGTATCCCCTTGAAACAGATACCGGAGAGATTTTCGCGGTAGAGAACGTGCAGACCGACAAAGGTGTGAGACTGCGCCCGCTGGACTACGAACTGCCCGGTCAAGACAACGACAACATGCACGGTATATCCGGGGTTGTGGGGTACACCTTCAAGCATCCGCAAACCCTGTGGATACAGGGAACGCCAACGCAAAACGAGGACATCTTTCTTGAAGTCATATTGCGCCCCAAAATGTCTGATACCGAGATACCGGACTGGCTGGCGGAACAGTACGAGGATGCGATTGTAGCCGGGACGCTTTCACGTTTGATGATGGTAGCGGCAAAGCCCTGGTTCAACGCAGAACTGTCCGCGTACCACAAGCGCGAGTTTGGCCGCGGCATATCTCAGGCAAGGGCGGACGCAATACGCCGACACACAAATACGCGCGTCACAATGAACGCACAGCCTTTTTAGAGAGGTTATATGGCAAGCATGATTTACGACTCGTTCTCCGAACACCTGGGGGACAATACAATCGACATGGACAACCACGAGTTCAAGGTGGTGTTGCTTACTGCGGCGCACACCCCGAACTCTGCACATACAACCTACGCCGACATTGCAGGAGATGAGCTTCCGGACGGGAACGGATATACGGTGGGCGGGAAGACCCTTGCAAACGTCACATGGACGCGTGACGGGGCCAAGTCAACATTCGACGCCGACGATCCCATTTGGACAGGAGCCACCTTCGATGCTGCATACGCGGCTGTCTACGATGCAACCAGCACGGACAATGTGTTGGCGTGCCTGATTGACTTTGGCGGGACAAAGAGTGTCGCCACGGGCACGTTTACCATTCAGATAAATCCCGAGGGCCTACTTACTGTAGGAGGGTAACCCATGGAGCAGTGGGTTGATAGCAACACTCTGGCGTGGGTGGATTCCGACGCTCAGTGGTTGGGCAACGATAACGATGTCAGCGCTGCGGTTCTCCGTATTCCGTTGCAGACCATGGAACACTCAGTGTTTGCGCAGAGCGTCGTGCAACATGACCCGGTGCCTCCGGTTGAGATTGCAGGCAAGAATCATGTAGTGGTGGTGGACGTATCCATCCCCGCTTCGTTGACCGGAAACATCGGCACGCGCCTCAATGGTATTTCCTTCCATATTGATTCCAACATTCACCCCGGCGTACTTAGTGTGCCAATTTCGGTTCGCGCCGTAACGCTCGATATTAACACCATTCATCGTGCGCCTACGCTTTCGCTTGGCATGGAAGTCCTGCCCTTCATGTATGCAGGTACACGGCTGCTGGAGTTTGCCCTGCTAGAATCCGGGGTGCAAACGCGGGCACACCTAAGTTCGGGCGTGGCGCGCGAAATACGATTGAAGACCAGCGTGAATACGGGAACCACCCTGGAGACAACAGTGGACGGCCACGGCGTGGCAGAGGAGGCATACAATGCTTAACGACAACAGTATATATATCGGCGACGTGGGCCTGTCTATCGTGTGCGACATGGGAGTAGATACGTCGCAGGCTGAAAACGCGGTGTTTAAGGTAAGAAAGCCCGACGGGACGGAAGTCGAATGGCCTGCACAACCGCATGAAGTTGATGGAGTGACCACGTATTTACAGTATTACACCAGAGAAGGCGACCTGGATCAGCGCGGCAGATATAAGGTGCAGCCGCATCTAAAACTTTCCGCATGGGAAGGTAGCGGCGAAACCGACGAGTTCAGGGTTGAAGGGAGATATAGATAATGGCGTTTATTTATAACAGCGGCACAGAGTTTGTTGAAACGGGATACCACACAGACAAGTATGTAGCGGGGCGCAGGGTAAAAGTGGACTGCGGCGCAGACGGTATCCATTATACCCACGTAGTAGGGGCGACATACGACGGAGCGGATACCACGGTTACTGTGTTTGACTCAGTGGTTACCTCCAACCTTGCGGGGGTGCAGGTCGGGGTGATTTCAGCCGGGAGTAAGGGTACTCAGCCCCTGCATACTCACGAATCAGACGAGCAGGGTGGGGCCTTGCAGTCTGCATCTATCTCCGACTTCGACACAGCAGTTAAAAGCGCAGAAACGGTTACAGCCCTTTCCCTGACAACAAACATCCTTACATACGTGGATGAAAACGGCACGTCGCACGAGATAGATCTCAGCTTGTACCTCGATGATACCAATCTTGCAAGGCTTACATCGGGAACGCTGGACGGCTCTACGGGTATAGCCACATTCACCCGCGATGATGCTTCTACCTTCACCGTGGATTTCTCTGCGTTGCTGGATGACACACAGGTGACGGTTGAGGATAATCTTACCAGTACATCGGCGGACAATGCCCTCTCTGCCAACCAGGGCCGAGTTTTAAACAATCAACACATAGCCCTGCGCGAATCGGTGGCTGAACTCGACATCAACCCCATAATTTACGATGATTTCGGTGATGCTAACTGCATGGTGCGTATCCCGAAGTTCCGCCTTGAAGATATTGATGCTTCGCTTGGCACGGGCGTTCACCCCGCGTTCGTAGTAAACGGAGTAGAAAAAGACGCTATCTATTACGGGCAGTATCCAGCGAGCGTAAAGGGCAGCAATTACGTATCTGTGCCCAACGCCGATCCTGCTACAGGTATCGACCATCTAGAAGCTTTGCTGGCGTGTACCGCAAAAGGGGCCGGCTGGCACCTATCCACCAACGCTGAATGGGCTGCGCTGGCTTTATGGGCGTGGAAGAACGGCACCCTGCCGCATGGCAACAACAACTACGGGCGCGATGTAGATTACAAGCATGAAACCGCTCGTCTAACTCAATCCGATGCTGTGCTGGGTAGCAGTGGCACGGCGCGTACTGCCACCGGCACCGGCCCTGCTACATGGGCGCACGACCACACTATGCACGGCGTGCACGACATGAACGGTAATGTGTGGGAGTGGCAAGGGGGTCTGCGCATAAACGATGGAGAGATTCAGATACTTGCCGACAACAATGCAGCCGACAGCACGAAAGACCAGAGCGCGACTAGCAGCGAATGGAAAGCGATTTTGCAGGACGGGTCTCTGGTTACACCGGGTACAGCCGACACCCTGAAATATGACGCTACCGGCGTAAATGGCGGCGGATCGCCGATCTTAAATACCACCGTGACTTCACAATCCACGGGA